TTGGAGGGAGATTCTGAACCTCAATGCGATTGCGCCGAATGAACCCGTATCAGAAACTGCTAGCCCGTAAGCGCACTTGGACTCCTATTCAATCAACCGCTGGCAAACTGAAAGAGGGCTCGGAGGAAACAGTCTTCCGGGCTCTTGCCCTTCGGCACATGGAACTGCCTGTTGGTGACTTTATTGATGAAGCACTGAAAAATGAAGTACCTAAGGCGTCAGTGGACCTCCTACGATCCAACATCAAAGACGAGGAAAAGCATGACCTTGCGCTCGGTTACATCACCAACGCTTTGGGCATGGATGAGAAGGCTGAATCCGAAGCCCTCAAGCTTAGGGATGCATGGATTCAACATCCAGATCACACGGTCCTCAAAGCAATGGTGGCCGAGCGTGCAATTTTCTTCGTCCTACTTCCCTTTTTCCGTTTCAACGGTGACGCTGGACTGAGGACGGTATCTGCAGACATCTCTCGTGATGAACAAGTTCACGTTGCTGCCAATAGCCTTGTTTGTCGTGAGTTGGGGCTTAGTGTCTCTCCTTCTCTTGATAAATTGCGTAAGGCAACTATTAATTGGGTGATGCAACCCCTTGGTAGTTCCGACAACAAGTATCTGGACAAGCAGTTTTGGCTGGATCAAAGCGACAGCCTGATGTACTCAGGTAAAGCTGAAGGTTTAATTGAAACCCAACGAGCTCGGATGCCTGCGTTCTTTGAGACGAGTAATTCTGACCTTCCCAGCTACGCTTAATTTATAAGGGGTTACGTTATGGCGCTGATTACCCAAGATCAATTTTTTGAACTTTGGTTTCCTGGTAGTTATTGGGATCAAGCAAACAAAGCTCTTGGTGGTCACGACACTGCTGGAGCTAGACGTAACGCACGGGAATCCGAAAACGGAAGGCGTCAATTCAATGAAGCTTGGAACAGCTTTAACCAACGACAGATTCTGTTAGGCAGCGCTTCTGATGTTGAAGAACCTTTTTATGGTTACAAAGCTCCTCCCTCAATGAAACTACCTACTTTTCAAGTAGGTCAAGGAAACTTTAGAGATTACATTGCTCAATTTGATGCAGCTCAGCAAGCGCAAACTGATTACTTAAGAGAATCAAACAAAGCTCTTCAAGCTATTACAGAGCAGAAGTACGCTTTAGCTCAACAGCAAAAAGAAGAAGAAAAAGTTAAAACTGAATATCAAAAAGTTTTAACTGAAACTCAACAACAAGCTGCTGTTGTTAAGAAGCAATCGCAAGCTGTTGTAAATAGACAGCGTGCTCAGTCATCTTTGAGTGCAGCTCAAGCTCGCCAAGAAGCTCAAAGAGTTGCTCCAGAGCAAACACAACAAACCAGAAGATCACAAAACGTTGGACAACCTGGGGTTTCTAGGACTCGTGTTAGTGGTCGGTTTGGTATTGGTGGCTACGGTGGTACCGCTCCTGGCCGAGTCAATCCAACTGGCTTGAACATATGATTCCTTACATCGAACCAGAGATTATTCAATACCTAGAAGAGCTGTATCCAGATAAATCTCCTGACCTTAGTATGGAAGAGAAACTTATCTGGTTTGCTGCTGGACAAGTATCTGTTGTACGGCATTTGAAAGACCAGTACAACTTACAAGTAGAAACTAAGTACAGCTGATGGCTAAGGACAATTCTCTCAACTGGATTTTAGGCATCGGCTCTGTACTTGGTGCAGCAGCTCAGGTTTACTCTGGTTATCAAGCTTCTCAAGCTGCTCGTCAACAAACTGAGGCATCTAGAGCTCAAGCAGCAGCCACTCGTGAAGCAGCGTTGCGTCAAGTGCAACAGATGCAAGCTGAGGCTTCTCAACGTTCTCAGCAGTTCCAGCAACAGATTGAGCAAAGCCGTCTTCAAACGATTCAAGCTGCTGAATCCGCCAAGATGGCTCAGCAGACAGCAATGCAGCAGATTGCTCAGCAAAAGTCTCAGTCTGCTTTAGCTATTCAACAAGGCCAACTGCAAGCTGCCATTCAACGTCAGCAGGGTGTTTCTAACGTTGGCTCTCCTGTTCGCCGTCGTGTTGGCACACCTGCTGCACTGCGTACTAGTTTGGAGATACAATCCCCTCTTACTGCTGGTGCTAGCGGTATGGGTATGGGAGCAAGTACTGCAACTGGTGGTTTGAATGTCTAACGCTGCGGCTCGTTATTCGGCTCTTGAGCCGGAAAAGACTATTTATCTGGATCGAGCTATTGAGTGCAGCAAGTACACTCTGCCGACTCTAATCACGGATAACGACCGTAGTACTGGTAAGAACCTCTATACCAAGATTCAAACCACCTACCAAGGTCTTGGTGCTCGTGGTGTAAACAACCTGGCTAGCAAACTGCTGATTGCTTTGCTGCCTCCTAACCAAGCTTTCTTCCGTCTCTCTGTAGACGACATGAAGCTCAAGCGGGAGCTTGAGAATTACAAAGAGCTGCAGTCACAGTTTGACCAGCAACTGGCTCTCATGGAACGTTCCGTCATGCGGGACATTGAAGAGTCTGGTGATCGCACCGCGCTGTTTGAGGCTCTCAAGCATCTGATCATTGGCGGTAACGCTTTGTTGTATGTCGCTGAAAGTGGCACCAGGGTTTACCCATTGAAGTCTTTTGTATTGAACCGTGACCCTGAAGGAAACATCCTTGAGGTTGTGGTGCGTGAGGAAGTTAACCCTGATGTGCTGCCTGTAAAGATTGCTCCCAAGGACGCCGAAGGTAAGTTTGTAGATAAAACTGTTTTCCTGTTTACTCACGTTAAGTGGGATTACAAAGCTGACCGCTGCAATTGGTATCAAGAGGCTTACGGCAAACAAATTGGTAAGCCTGGTTCTGTTCCAATTGATAAGAGCCCTTGGATCCCCCTGCGGATGTTCCGTGTGGCTCACGAAGCTTATGGCCGTGGCTATTGCGAAGAGCTGCTGGGAGACCTGAAGAGCCTTGAGTACCTCTCTAAAGCCATCGTGGAGGGCTCTGCAGCAGCAGCCAAGATCATCTTCCTGTGCAACCCTAACGGCACAACTCGCCCTGACGCTCTTGCTCGGGCTGCCAATGGATCAATTGTTGCTGGCAACCCAAACGATGTGGCTCCTCTTCAAATGCAGAAGCAGGCAGACCTCACGGTTGCTTTGAACACCATCGCTCGTATCGAACAACGATTGAGCTTTGCGTTCCTGCTTAACAGCGCTATTCAAGCTGGTACCTCTGGCCGGGACCGAGTGACAGCCGAAGAGATCAGAATGGTTGCACAAGAGCTGGAAGCCGGACTCGGTGGCATTTACAGCATCCTCAGTGTTGAACTGCAGCTTCCACTTGTGAACCGCAAGATGGCCCTTATGGAGCGTCAAGGGCGTCTTCCGAAGCTTCCTAAGGACATTGTGAAGCCTCAGATCACCACTGGTCTTGATGCCCTGGGACGTGGTAACGACAAGGCAAAGCTGATTGAGTTCCTTCAAACCATTGCTGGAACCCTTGGTCCCGAAACGATGATCAAGTATGTCAACAGCCGTGAGTTGATTACTCGCCTTGCAGCCTCTGACGGTTTGGATACTTACAAACTGATTAAGAGCGACGAGGATCTGATGGCTGAAGAACAACAAGCAGCTATGATGATGCAGCAACAAATGGCCCAGCAAGATCCCAATAACGATCCTGCTAAACAGGCCGCTCTCGTTAAAGCTGAAAATGACTCAATCCGGGCAAGTCAAGAAATCGGTGGAGCCCCTGGAGGCTTCTGAGGTTAAAGAGCTTCCAAAAAAGCCTGAGCCTAAATCCAAGATGGATCTGCTCATTGCAGAACTGAAGGCAGAGAAGCCTGAGGTGTATGAGCAATATGTCGCTGCTGCTAAGGCAAAGCGTCCTGTTTGGATCTATCCTGATCTGACCGTTCGTATCGGCTGATCATGGAAGTCATTGCAGATAACTTCTTGGCACAGGAAACTGGGCCTTATAGCGAGCAAGACATTGAAGCCCTTGAAGCTGCTGAAAGGCAGGAACAACAAGAGGAACTGATTGCTGGCAAGTTCCGTTCTCCTGATGAGCTGCTTAAGGCTTATCAAGAGCTTGAGAAGAAACTGGGTGGCCGTAGTGGCTACGAAAAGGCTGCTGAGGAGTCCCCTACTGAGGAAGTAGAGGAACAGGAAGTTGTTGTCCTGTCTCAGGATGAAGAAGCCACCATTATGGAAAGCATTGGTGGTCAAGATAACTTTGAAGCTGTTCAAGGGTGGGCTCGGGAAAACCTCGATGCTGCTGAACTTGAGGCTTACAACCGTGAAGTGAACAGCGGTGATTACTACCGTGCTCGTAACGCTTTGCAATCTCTGTACTACGCCTTCCAAGAAAACTCTGGCTATGAGCCTGAACTGATCGGTGGCAAGCTGTCTGGTAGCAGCAGCGATGTGTTCCGTTCCAGTCAGGAAGTCATGGCTGCTATGAATGATCCTCGGTATTTGCAAGATCCTGCTTATACCCAAGACGTTCAAGACAAATTGATCCGTAGCGACGTTCTAGGTCCTAGGGGTTAATATTTCATTAGCGAACGTAAACATTGTTGCCGCTGAGGCGATAACAACAGTTGAGTTACGAGCGCCCGTAAACAGTCACTAACCTAACTAACGATGCCTGACCTCAACGCATCTCTTAGCCGGTTGGGGAGTATTAATGGCGTTCAATATAACGCTGGCTCTGCCTCCGGTAACTATGAGCGCGAAAGCGCTAACTTCCTCAAGATTTTCTCTGGCGAAGTTCTGACGACCTTCAACCGTGAGACGATCTTCAAGGATCTGACCATGAAGCGCACCATCTCTTCGGGCAAGAGCGCAAGCTTCCCGATCACTGGTCGTTTCTCCAGCCGCTACCACCGTCCTGGTGACTTCATCACCGGTCAGGGTAACAAAGGCATGATTGGCGAAAAGATCATCACCATTGATGACCTGCTGATCGCTGACGCTTCGATCTATGACCTGGACGAGGCCAAACTGCACTGGGACGTTCGTTCGATCTATTCGACCGAGCTTGGCCGCGCTCTGGCTCGGGCTTATGACCAGCGCCTGGCTCGCACCCTGCTGTCTGCTACCGAGTCTGATGGCCGCATTAAGGATTGGGATTCCAAGCGATTCCAACTGAATGGTGGTACTTACTCCTCTGTGAGCACCAACACCGTTACCCTGAGCGCTAACTTCCAAACCTCTGAGCTGACCTTCTGGGCAATCGGTGAGGTTGTGTATGGCGAGAACTCTGGTTCTTATGGTGTGATCACCACCGCTCCTACCAACGGCGCTGCTACCTTCGACATCAACCCGATTGGTTCGATTGGTACCGGTACTGGTGTTGGCTTCCAAGTGGGCGAGCGTCTGTTCGTTCTGAACCGGATGCCTGGTGGTACTTCGTTCACCGGTATTGACCTGAACGGTGCTGCTGATCGCAACGCTCGTGGTGACCTGATCGTGGAGAACCTGTTCAAGGCTTGCCAAGCCCTGGACGAGAAGGATGCTCCTAAGGAAGGCCGTGTGTGCGTCCTGAGCCCTGGTGCTTACTACGACGTGCTGAACAGCGACCGTGCCATCAACACCGACTTCAACGCTGCTGGCGGTGCTAACGGCTCGATCTACCAGAACCGCGTTGCTTCTGTGGCTGGCTTCCGCCTGCTGACCAGCAACCACCTGGGCATCAACAGCTACACCTCCAGCCAGACCTACGCTGGCCTGAGCAACCAGGCTGCTACCACCCGTGGTGAGCGTCCTAACTACATCAATGGCCGCGACGGCTCTGATGGTCAAGCTGCTTCTGGCTACAACGACTATTGGCAGGATGAGCAAGGTAACACCTCCTCCATCGCCAACTGTTTCGGCCTCTGCTTCACCAAGGAAGCTGTGGGTACTGTGTCCCTGAAGGACGTGTCGATGCAGATGACTGGTTCTGAGTACAAAGCTATGACTCAGAGCACCATGATGGTTGCCAGCTATGCCGTGGGTCACGGTGTGCTGCGCCCTGAGTGCGCTGTGAGCCTGCTGCACGACGGCAACCCGTATTGATTAACTAGCTTCTAGTTAATTACCAATACAATGAGGGGAGGCAAATGCTTCCCCTTTTTTGTTGCAATAAATGGCGACTAGTAAACTCAGTGCAGTTAACACTCTGCTCGCCATTATTGGTGAAGCACCTATTAACTCTCTAAACCCACCACTAACTGGTGACGCTAGTCTTGCAGAGCGCACCTTGGATGAGGTTAGTCGTGAGGTTCAAGGCGCTGGGTGGTCTTGGAACACGATGCTGTATGACTCCATTCCTCTGGACGCTTCTACAGGTCAATCCCAGCTTCCTAGCAACACCTTGGCTGTACGGTTTAACCCGCTGTCGTACCCCTCTCAAAGGTTTGTTCTTCGCGGTCTTCGGCTTTTTGATCGCCTTAAAAACACATATGACCTGAGGGGTAGTCTCAGTATCAGTGTCACTGGTGGTACTAGCGATCTGGTTGCTGAGATTGTGGAGGAACTGGAGTGGGACAGCCTGCCTGAGACTGCTCGGCGGTACATTATGATCCGTGCTGGTCGGATGTTCTCTAACCGTGCTGTGACCTCTGCCAGTATTGAGAGCTATACGGCTGATGATGAAAAGAACGCTTTGCAAACCCTGAAGCGTACTGAGGACATGGCTCAGAACTACAACTACATCAGTGGTCCTGATGATATGTACGGTGGCCGTGTGGTTACTACTTTTGGTCCCAACATCCTTGATCGCTGATGTCACGAGAACTTTTTAGCCAAATCATTGGTCCCCTTAATAAAGGTGTAAACCAACAAGCTGACAGCTTTGTGCTGCCTGGTTTTGCCAAAGTTCTTGAAAACGCTAACTGCGATCTTGTTGAAGGTCTTAAAAAGCGTCTTGGTTCTGTGCCTGTAAAGCGTATTGATACGCTGACTAAGAACGCTGGAGGATTGACCCTTACCAACCCCATCAAGTGGAATGAGGCCTGGGTCTTCGTCTACAACCGCAGTAGTGACGAGCGATTTATTCTCATTGTTGCTGACGACAGCCGTACCGTATCTCGTACTGGGAATATTACTAGTGGTTCTGCTGTGGTGACTTCTGTCAGTTCTATGACAGATTTGTTTGTCGGAGCTGGTGTAACAGGTAGTGGTGTACCTAGCGGAACCAAAATTGTTGATATTGATACTGCTGGCTCTCGCATCACTCTCAGCAAAAATGCAACTGCTACAACGACTGGAGTAACGCTGACTATTGAATCAAGCTATACGTTTGTTTCTGGCGTCTCCAATGTTGAACCTATTAGCGGTATCCTTCCTTCCGTTGTGCCAGTTGAGCAACCTTTTGCCAACATTACCTCCACCAATCTTGGTTACCTCCGTGGATCTGGTAGGGCTCGTGATCGGTTTAGGGCTACGTCGTTTCAAGATTACGTCTTTGTAACTAACGTTCAAAAAGAAACTTCCTACGACGCAGCAGAGACTCTTACCAGATACAACGTCAGCAGCATCAGCTCTGTTTACCGTCCTACCAAAGCTCAGGTGTGGGTCAAGTTGGTTGACTATGACACTGAGTATGCAATCACAATTACCTTAGATAACAACGACGTTATCAGAGGCCATTACATCAGCCCATCTTTGACTGATGCTGGCGGTGATCCAAACGTTGTTAGTACTGAAACTATTGCTCAAAAATTAGTAAGTGCAACTCAAACCA